AAAACATAAACTTTTTCATTCTCAGTTGGAGTCGGAGCAAACAATAAAGTTTCTTGATCTTTTTGTGTGTAATATTTTACTGGTCCTTTGCCATAAAAATCATAAATAGAAACACCTCCTATTTGTGCTTTAGGATGTATTCTTGTATATCTTTTTTGCGATAATAGTTTGTTGTTATTATCTGAAAATTCTTTAAATATATCTATAATGTGATTCAATTCAGCCCCAGCTGGTATGTCTAAATCTTTGTCTGAATACTCATTTACATTTTTAATTAATTGCAAGATTCCCAAGTCTTGCAAATAAATATCCGTACTAATACAAAATTCTATTAAAGTATTTCTCAACTCATCAATAATCAAAGCTTCTGGACAAGAAGGAGCCTCTCTTTTAACTTTTGGCACTAATGTTTGTATTTTTTTACTACTCATTTATCTGCTCTAGGTTGTTGGTGTTGATGGTTTAGGTGTCGAAGCTGCATCAGCTTGACTTTTTACTCCTAATGAATTTCTAAAGCTTTGTAAATAAGCAGTAGATTTATTAATATCAGAAGCCGATTCTGTGTCCTTTTGATAAGCTCTATACAACATATAGTCTAAGATAGCATTTGCATAAATATCATCAAGAGAAATAACAGTTGTAGTAGTTGCAAAATCTGCAATTGTTACATTTGTAGGAGCCGAACTATAAACTAATTCAACTTCATGCCCCGCAGCAGAAGGATGCGGATAAACATAAAAGTTCTTTGGGTCTCTTTCATCATAAACATAATATTCAACAAAGAGACTAGAAGTTCCGTACCAATCAACAACTGTGTCGTCTAAAACTTTTTTTTGTATATTTTGTATTGTTTTTGTTTGCGGATTTTTATTTTTGTACAAAGACAAGAGTCTTAATGCGGCTGAAGGTAAAGTTTGTTTTGCAGACTGTGCCAAAGTGAAAGCTGCATTGACTGGATTTGCATCTGGTCTAACAAGAACTATTTCTCTTTGTGCATCATTTAAATAATTTAATAAACTTTGTTGAGACCATTTAACATTTGTTGTGTCTTGAAGAATCTCTTCTGCTTTATCAATTAAATCTATTACCCTTATTGTTGCCATTTTATAATCCTAAAGATTTTTTCTCCTCATCAGTTAAATCATTTTCACTATAGATAAATGTCCAATATTCGTCTCTATGAATAGGATTGTAAGGAATAATTTTGCCAAAACTTCCTCTTGAAAATAAAGGTGTTTTAGAAACCTTTTTATCTTTTTTTTCTTTTTTTGTAAGTTTATTTTTTTGTTCTAGACTACTAAGTTGTGCTTCAAGATCAGCCAACTTGTTTTTAGGATTTAAAGAAACATTATATTTATCTTTTGCCTCTTCAATTATTTTATCTTTTGTTAATGTCATTTCTTTTTCTTTGCTCTAATTTTACCACTTTTAGAAGCTTTCTTTGCACCTTTAGGACCCATAACTTTAGTCAAAGTTCCATAAATATATGCGTTGAGTTTTGCCCCTTTAAGACCTTTCTTTTTACCTTGAGATTTAAGCCTTCTTTCTAAGGCTTCTCTTTTTGTACCTTTTGGCATAGCACCTCCTAAAAAGAGGGGGAGCCGAAGCTCCCCACACTTAATTATTAAGAATTTAACTTAATTTCGCCCATAGCTGTTGGGACAATTACTTTGTACCCGTATACAGCTAAACCTCTTACACCATCACCAAATGAAGATTCTAATCTTACAGTTTCAGTGTTAGTCATTTGAGAAGCGTATGCTACAGCTTTTGGATGCCCGTAAAGACCTGTAGTAACAGAACCACTAGAAGGCAAGTTGTTAGAAACATAAACAGTAAATCTGTCTATCATTCCAATATTACCATTTCTAATTGGTGACTCAGCATCACCTGTTAGGTATGCCTGTTTAAGGTCTGAGTTTTTGATAATCGCAGCTGTTGCTGGGTCAATAATCATAAACCTTTCGGTTTCTGGGATATTGTTTTCATCCAGCGTTCTACCAGCAGTCAAAATATGACCTAAGATGTTACCAGCATTAGTTCCAGCTTCACTACTATTAACATCTGTTAAAGAGGAACCTGCTCCAATGTTAGCGAACACATCTTGCTCAATAGCGATCTTCATGTTTTGAGCCGCATCTTCTGCCGCTGCATTCATAAAGTCTATGTCTGCTTGTTGTCTGAGAATATCATCAACTTTAAAAGCATAGCTTTTAGCTTTGTTAATGTTCAACTCAATTGTTGATGAAGTGACATCAGCATAACTTAAAGAACCATCATAGTCTGCCACTGAGACAGCTGGTACGGCTCTAATGTTTACTTTGTCGCCCTGACCTGAAATTTCGCCTTCATACTCGTTAGTAGTGACTTCCGCCAAAACTGTATTAGCATAAAACTTAGCTTGAAGCTTTTTGGAAAATATTTCAGGAATAAAGTGTTGTTCACCTGCGGCAAACGAGAAATTTCCACCACTTGAAGAAATTGCCATTTTATTTCACCTTTATATTTAAAAAAATTTAAAAAATGTAATAAAAAGTTAAGCCTTGATTCTTCCCTCGCTGTAAGCCCTATCTATGTCTTTCTCAAACTTTTTGTATTGTTTGTCAGACAGCTTCTCAATTTCAGAACGAGACCAAATCTTTTTACTACTACCTATATTTTGTTTCCTCGCCTTAGAGAGTGTAGGTTCAACATTTTGTTTAGCCTTTTCTACTAATTCTTCTTTAGAAACACTTTTAGAATCTAAACCTAAGTCTTTTTTATATTTTGATAAAAGTGCAATAACATCTTGGGTTTCGCCATCGACAGCCACTGATTTCCACATTTTTGTTTGTCTCTCAAGCCAAATAGCAAAATCTGAACTTTTTGAAACAGTCTCAAAATCTGGATGAACCGCAGCTATACCCTCTAAATGCTTCCTATCCAACTCTGCTTGTTGGGCTGCAAGAAGTTCTTTAGAACTTTCATTAAGCTTGTTGTCAATCATCCCAATCCTAGCATCAACATATTTTTGAAGAGGTTTAACTATTTCTGGGAAATCTTTAATTATCTCAGAAAGGTCTACATTCTCTTCTATAGCCTCTGCTACGCTTGATTCAGATTTCTCTTTCATGGCTTCCATAGCTGCTATCGTATTCGACATTTCAACTACTTTCGCCTCAAGCTCTTTAGCCCTCTGGGAATCTTTGGTCATTTTCGCTTGTGCGTTTTTGTACCTATTTTCCCATTGTTCAGCGTTCAATAAGCCTTTATCAGACTCAGTTCTATCTTCTTGAATCTCTTCTTCCTGATTTGATGCCTCCACAGTCTCCGCAGATTCCTCGGGTGTGTTTTCAGCTTCCTCAATGACTTCTTCGGGGGTGTCCTGAACTTCTTCGGCTTCGGGGATAGCGAGTCCCTTTGCTTCTGGTTCGGATTCCTTCTGATCGTCTTGCACCTGCTGTATCATCTCTTCAGCTTCTTGTTCAAGCCTTTCAGCGATTACCTCGCCTCTAGTTTTTTGTCTTGCCATTTTTCTCGGTCCTATTTTGGGGTGTCGATTAAAATTATTTATATATATTAGATGTGTCCTTTCGGGTACCTAACGAGTCGATAACCTTATCGGCTATCTCGTCTAAAGATACTATAAACTTAAAGATGTCGCAACGACCTTGACTAAACTGGTATTTGTCCGTTATTTCCAACTGGTCCCTCTCCGCTTGGCGAAGGAGTTCCATTTCTTGCATCAGGTCCGACCATTCCATCGGCATTTTGGCTTTGATTTGCCTCACCGCTTTGGAGGCTTTGGGCGAGAGCTTGTTGTAGTGCTTGTTCATTCATTAACTCCTGTTGTGTTTTAATTACCTCATCTGGGTCAATATCTAATGATTTAGCTATATCAACTAAGAGATTCTCTCTCTTAACCATTTGTGCATCCATAGGATTATTGATGAGAGATAAGAATTGAAGCAGTCTCTGTGACTGTACTTCTTTTTGAATTAAAGCAGTAGACCCTCTGGCGATAATACGCATATCAGATTTTATGCTTTCATCATCATTCCAAGTCATATTCCAATCATAAATAGATCGTACTAATGGCTTGGTTAAAAAATCATCTATATTTTTAATAACTGATTTTAAAACTATATTTGCATTTGACATTAAAATAGAAATACCAGTTGCAGTTCTATTTAATGAACTTTGTGTTTGTCCGTGAGTATAAGAAGGTAATGCAGTCGTTTCATCGGCAAATCTTCTAAATAGTTCTATTAAAGATGTCAAAGAAGGAGTGTTTGATTGTGGCTGATAAAATCTGACCATTGGCTGATTACCATCGCCACCTTCCCTTAAAAACACTCGCCAAGGGTACATTTCTGTGGGGTCCTCGCCAGAAGCTAAAAGATCGTTATTGACTTCTACCATTGGTCCTGAAGAAAGAGCCACATTATCTAATAGAATTCTTGTTGCTGCATTCATTGTATTTTGAGAATCTCTCATCATACGAGGTACTCCAGTTCCCCAAAAAGAATGCGGATTCTTTTCATAAGGAAATATAAAATAAGGGATTTGACCACCTGCCAAAGGATTAAGCTGTGCTTTGATTATTTTATCTTCTAACAGCCAAATATTGCATTGATATTCTTGCGTAAGGTCATCAGCAGGGTCAAAATCAATTCCTAACTCTTGTAGGTCTACACCATTTAAAGAACCCCAAAATTCTAAAACTTCATATTTGTAAGTTTTTTCTGCATAGCTTTTTATATTTGCTATTACTCTTCTGTCAGTTTCGTGCTGCTGTTCTTCGTGATTTCCATCTCTATAATAGAACAAGCATTCTTCAATAGCTTCAGCATTAAAGTTTGGAAAGTCTCTCAGATCAGATAAATCTTGTCTTGAAATAATATGCCTTCTAAAAATATTCCTCATATCTTCAACAGAAGTAGCGTAAGGGTCTGGATATAAATCAAATACAGATACAGCTTCCATCTCTGGCATTGGCTCCTCTTCAATTAAAACAGCAAAACCTTGTTCACCTTTAATCCATTTATGATCTTTATTAATTTTTAAAGTACCTGCCTTCATCGCCCCTGTGCCAAAAATAACTTGCTCCATGATTGCTTCTTTCATTTTGCCTTCTAAATTATTTTCTATCGCTTGGTCTTGTATAGTTTCAGACATAGCTTCAACTCTTCTTTCTGTTTCTTCTTTGAGTTCTTCTTTAAGTTCTTCAATACGAGCCTCAATAAATGGCTCGATTTGTTCAGTGCCTATTTGTTCTGCTGCCATTTGTATTTCTTGGGCTGCTCGTTCTGCGAGTTGCATTTCCAAAACAGGAGCTTTGGCTACTGGTGTTTCTTCAATTGTGAAAAATTTTTGACCTGCTTGAAATAATAAATCAGTAATACGGGAGTAAGCGGCTAATACTTTTGTACGAGTAAGACCAACATAAACTTGTGATCTATCACCTTTTTGTTCTATTTTAGCTAATACTTCTGGGTCGTATTGACCCATAAAACTTCTTAAATCTTCAATCCAGTCACTTTCGACATCATTACGAGCATCTCTATATTCTTCAAACTTAGCTCGTAGCATTCCGCCAAGAGACTGAAGTTCCTCTTGTTCTTCGGTTTCTGTTACCGAAATACCCTCGGGATTTAATTCTTCGTTATCCATTTAATAAAAATATTCCTTTCTTTCTTTACGAAAAGTTTGTCTGTGCTTTCTTGGCATACTATTTAAACCAAACAAAGCGATGCTGTAAGCCATTATTCTATCATCAAAACATCCAGATTGTGCATTAGTTATTCCTCTGGCATCTACGACATAAGTTCTTAATTCATTTATAAGTTCCATATCAACTATTCCTGATTCGCCTTGTCGTAATAAGTGTACTAAGTTATCAATAATTAAAGGCTTTGTCTTGGTCGTTGTTAAAAAACCTGCTCGTCTTGTTAATTTATCTACATACGCATCGTCTACAGTTTGTTCGACAAACAGGTTTGGATAATTCAGTTCTTGCATTTTTCTTATGGTAGTAAGCCCGTGATTGTTTCTTTCTATCAAGGTCCAAGCTTTGTTGTAAAAGACTGCTACTTTTAAAACTATGTGGGCTAGGTCAAACGGGTCTACATGACCTGACCATGTGGCAACTTGATTGCCGAGATGATCTAGAACTTGGATGCAGCTGTAGTCTCCGTGCTCGAGACCCTCCGCAACATCTACTCCTATACAATATCTTAGAGAATCCCTTGGATTCTCGAAAATTTTTAGGAGCCCATTTTTGTGTTCTATGAAGTCATTTTCTCGCACATCGAGGCGGGAAATCGGGGTAAAGCACTCTAAAGCAGCTTGATCTATGTATTTCGGCTCTACGAATAATCTACCTGTTGTTAAAAATGCCTCTTGCGGGGTAGACGGGTATTCCTGTCTGAATAGTTCTTCCGAGCCAAGTTCTTGTATTTTTAATCTGCGATAGAGTATTTGCTCATCCGAAAGATCATACATAGCCTTCACATCTTCTTCTTCTCGTTCTAATTCAAAATATTTATCAGTCTTACGCTGGTATTCGGGCATCATAAACCAAGGTATAAAACATATATCCCACTCGCCTTCACCTCGCAAGGCTCTCATACAGGCATCATAGAACCATCCTCCAGCACCATTTGCGGTAGATTCTAATAATATTTCAGACTGCATTTCGGGGACTGTCTGGAGCAAACTCGGGATAATATCGGCATTCGGATAAAAAGCGACCTCAGAGCCATGCAAATAGTTCGTAGTCCACCCCCTGCCAACTTCACCCGTTCTGGCTGTCGCTATTCTCCATCGAGAACCATGTGTAAAAGCCATAGAGTTTGAAGTCGATTCTTTGAGTTCAGGGGTAACCAGTGGATGCGGTAAATTATCATAGTAATTACGCACCATGCTAAAGATAGCTTTAGTTGATTCATTCAAGTGTGATACCACTACCGCATTGAGGTTTTCGTTAGTTGCTGTTTTCCAGAAACCTCGAGCCTGACAATATGTAGAAATGCCAGTTTGTCGTGCCTTTAAGATGAGCATTCTGACCCGTTTATGATGAGAATATTGCTTTTCTATTTTTTCATCTAATAATTTTTGTGCTTCGTTAAAAACAAGTGACTTTAGTTTGCCCTGTTTATCTATAATTTTTAAACAATGTTCCGAATAAATGCCAAGATCGGTTTTAAAGGTATTTATAATTTTTTTTATTTTATTTTTTTCAGAATCAGTTTGCAAAATTACCACCCCCCCTTATATACACATGGGGTATAGGTATATATGTGTAGTATGTGGTCGAGCCCCTGCCGCCACCCCTTGTAGCTGCAAGGTCTAGGTCGATAGTGCTTACTATCAAGGTCCATAATAATAGAGTATCACCTAAGAAAAGTTATCCTCTTTCTTTATAAAGTCTAGAGTATCGAACCAATTTTCTTTCATTGATACCTCGATTGACTGGTTATCCTCAAGCATTCCATAGAATTTCATAAGAATCTCTAGAGCCTTGACCCTAGAGCCTGAAGTATGTCCATTGACTTTGCCAAGTGCTTCATCTTTTAGTTGCTGAATGATCGCATCATGGTCATTTAGGTTCCTTTCTTTGGATTCTGAGGTCTCTTTTGCCAACATTTTTTGGACTTCATCATCCTTCATCAATCTGTGACCTTGTGAATAAGCTGACCTTGGAGAATAGCCAACTCTTTTTGCAGCTTCTGTAGCATTTCTTGTGACCATAAAATGCTGCACAAACTCCTCTTTTCTTTGCTTCACGGATTTATTTTTAATCATATTCTTTCACCATTTTTTTATTAGTTTCCAGACTCCCATTCTTGCAGAGCCTTCCAATATTTTTTGAGTATTTTCATTAGCTTTTTTCCTACAGTTTTTAGTGTGTTTGGATATTCATTTTCTATCACCAAAACGAACAACAAAACACCAACAAAAAAAAGCATTTGTGCATCGTCCATAATTACTAAATAACATTTTTTTATTCGTTGTGTTCTGCAATAAGTTTACACCAATCTATCAATTCATTTAAGTCTAGAGTGTACTTCATCATGTTAATAGCTAGGCATACCAAAGCAATGTTTTCTGGTTCATAACCAACCTCATTTTCTATCCTATCAATGCTTATATTGGTTAGGTGCATTCCTGTTCCATCTTTCACAAAAGTCATAGGCAATCCGCTGTATTTACAGAGTCCTTTTTGCTTATCGTAAACAGCATATAAATCTTCTTTTGTGATTGTGAATCCATGTGTTTTCTTTCTCTTATGTGAGAGTTGATTGTATAGGTTAGACATATAGGAATAAGGGGAACGGCTCATGTTTTTTCTTTTCCCCAAATCACGGCACTTGCGGCATATATTACTTCTATAGCCTTTGGACATCTCGAACCTTTCAACCTTTTTTTCTTTCCCGCATTTCACGCAGGATTTATATTCCTCTTCAGGTCCAATCAAACGGGAATTTGTCTTTGATTGTGATTTCAAATTCTTCCTCCTCACTTAATATATCTAAGAACTTTTTCATTGCTTTCTTGCTATTAGCAACAGCGGGTTTCCCCTTCATTATTTTTTCCCCGATTAACACGCAGCCCTCGGAATCTTTTTCTGGAAAGTTTCCAGCATGAAAAAGAATATAAGTTCTGTTAGGCACATTGGAAAACATAAAGGTATTTCCAAACTTAGGTGAAAGGTATTTTTTGCAAGTGTATGTATTACAGGGAATGCAGCTGACATTTTTTTTATTCCCCCGAAAAGGTCGTTCCGCTGTATAGAATATTTCTCCATCTATTGTGAGTTTTCCTAAAGTTGCTTCGGGATGATAAGCGAACCTTAAAAGAGTGGCTTTCATTCTCTTATCGAAAAAACAAAGCCAAGGTCGCAACGGCTGCGGCAATAAGAGCCCAAGCAACTCTTTCAATCCAACCAACATAAACTGTATTTTTTTGTTGTTGCTGTTCAAGAGTTCTCAATCTCCTTTCATGGTCTGATAGATCGTCTTTTTGATTTATCATCCTTTCTTCCAGTCTGGGTAAAATTTGGGATAACTTATGAACCTCATTCATTTTTTCTTCGAGGTTATTCAATCGCATCTCTATTTCTTTTGTTTCCATTGTTAGTAAGGTATGCAGAGAAGATACAACACAAATAAAAGCCTTTCAAGCAATGAATTGTTTGTAATTAAAGTTATAAGAAATATTCTTTTTATGAAAACTTAATCTTAAAAAACACATAAAAATTTCATCTTTTTTGAATTTTTTTCTTGACAGCCTCTATTTTTAATTGATAAGGTTCGCATCATGTTATTACAAACAAAACACAACAAACGCAGAAATGCAGGAGAAAATATGAAAAATTGTAAAATAACAAAACTAAGCCATAACTTGATTTCCTATCGAGGTTTTTATTTCGGAGTGAATTACATAGTTAAGTCTGGTGGAAGGGGTTCTGTAAATGGAATGGAATATTATGGCATGAATGCAGGTATGAAAAGACATTTCTGGACTAGGGAGGAATTGAAGAGATGTGTAGACAGAAGGATTGATAGTGCAATGAAAGTTTATTGTGAGTCTTACGGCTGGGACACTGAGGACAATCCACTCTTAGCAGAAAGATTAGCTGAATTGGATTCTGCAAAAAATAACTCAAACAAGGAGGTTTCGTAATATGAAAGATGTAATTTACAGACATGATTTTTCAATGGATCAAGATCATCGGGACTTAAAGTGGAGTTTGAAAGATGCGGAAGCGACACTTTGGGACTATAAAGTTTCAATAACTGAAGCTGGAGACAAAAAAGGCTTGAAAGATACAGTTTATTTCCAAAAGCTTTTGAAACGAGTTCATGCAGATTATGAGCACTCTATAAAAGCCCTTCACGAAGCTTTTTTATTTCATGCAAGTAGAGTTAATGCAGCTGAATTAAAAGAACTTGTAAGCCTTTATGAGGTATCAGTAGACGAGATTGAAAAATATTCAGACTTGGAATTTGCCTATGAATATTATTTCACAAGCAGTGAAGATAAATTCCAGCACAGATATAACCCTGCTGCTGCAAGAGAATCCCACGAAATCTTTTTGAAGAGTTTCAACAAAAAATTCACTTTGGAAGGAATTGACAAAATTTTCTACAAAATTGAAGGGGATCAAGACTCAGACTATATTTTTCTGCTTGAAGAAATAGAAACTTGCAAAAGATATGTATGTGTTGGGGGCACTAATTTGACTTCTATGTTTTATGAAGGTTATGGCAAAAGCATAGTTGAAAGAGAGGGTGAAGCTTTAATGAGTTGGTTAGACTTTTGTGAAGCAGCTGGAACGAATCGTTTTAAATATGATCTTTGGGATATTCAAATAACATTAGAAAAATATAAAAAAGCTATGGAGGATATGGAAAGCACTTCTGACGAGTCTTAATGAGACGAAACTTCCCTTCGGGGAAGTCAAGTGCGAGGCAAGGTGCCTCAAACAAAAAACTTTAACACGGAGAAAATATGTTAATAACAAACTTGAAAGAAATGAACGCAATTTACGGAATACTTAGAAAAGTTGCTGATGAAGTAAATAACTATTACTGGAGAAACAACAGTGAAGTAGATTTGGAAAGGGCTTCCGCTTTGAGAGACTTGGAAGAATATTTAATCAAACACAGCTACATTGATAGCGGATTTGATCTAGCAGCATTGACTTACAAAATGTTAGACCTATATCCTCAATCAGTGACTACTGTTGAAAATAACAGGCAGTATCACGAAGTTCTAAACAAGCTTGACGAAGATGTTAGAAGAACTCTTCTTTGGGATATGAGAAACATGGAAAAAGATTCTGGAGAAAAGTTAGATAAGTCTATGAGATTCAATATGGCTTTGGAAAAACTTTTAGAAAGCACTTCTGACGAGTCCTAATGGGACGAAACTTCCCTTCGGGGAAGTCAAGTGCGGAACATTGGGTTCCAAACAAAAAACTTTCATACGGAGAAAATATGAAAAAAGCTAGAAAAAAACAAATTGAAGTTATCCAAGAAAAATTGGTTGCTTTGATGGAAAAGGAAGGAGCAAGTTGGTCCAAAATGTGGGTCCAAACTATGGCACCTTTTAATATTAAATCTAAAAAAGCTTATCGAGGAATGAATAATTTCTGGTTAGCTAATTGTCAGATTGACTGGGACCGCAATGCGGAAATAGAAGAAGGCTTGGAAAAAGGTACACTTGACCTAGATGAAGATGGAAACATTCTCGAATCACAAGGAGAATATGAAAATACTTCACCTGTCTGGGGCACCTTCAAACAATGGAATGAACTTGGACATAAAATCAAAAAAGGTTCCAAGGCTCAGAAAGTTGTATTTGCTTCCAAGCTTGAAAAGAAAATGTCTTGGCTAACTGAAAGACAAAAGGCAAATGTAAAAGCAGGTGGCAATATGCCTACTTACTTTGCTTGGAAAGAGTTCAGTGTATTCAATGCAGTTCAGATTGAAGGCTTTGATTCAGATAAAATTGAAAAGCTTTGCGGCAATTCTAAATTCACGAAGGAACTAGACTCTGAAAAAGTCGAATCCCTTAGAGAATTTATTAAAAATACTGGAGCCACGATTTTATACAATGAAACAAATCCTTTTGCATCTGTTGATGGGGCTTACTTTTCCCCAAGCAAGGATTATATTGGAATGCCTTTGCAATCTAAATTCAATGATGATATTGGCTTCTTTGGAACTCTCTTGCATGAACTGGTTCATTGGACAGGGCACAAAGACAGGCTTGACAGAGATGTTCAGCAGGGCAGCAGCAAAGAGGACTATGCCAAGGAGGAACTTGTTGCGGAGATTGGTTCAGCTATCCTTTGTCAATTGCTAGGCATTGAGGCATCAATCAGAGCAAACCATGCACAGTATCTTAACCACTGGATTAAATCCATTAAGGAAGATTCTAAGGCTATGGTAAAGGCTTTCTCTCAAGCTACTAAGGCGGTTGATTATCTATTCAGCTTACAAGAAGAAACGCAGAAAGAGGAGGCTGCGTAATAGAGCACTACTGAAGAGACTTTATGAGTCGAAACCTGTTTTTTTCTTCCCCCGAAAAAGCAGGTCTAGTGCGGGAAATAATTCCCAAACATAATTGCAGAAATGCAGGAGAAAATATGAATAGATTAGTTGGTTTTTTACAAGACGATCTAAAAGAGATAGATGAATCTTTTGAAATTATAAAGTTAGTAATGGAAGAAAAAATTTACTACGAAAATAAAGGTGATTTAGAAAAACACCTTGAAAAGATAGATAGATTTATTGCTTATTGGCAACATCACGCTAAAAATTTGGAGGAGGTGTAAAAAATATATTTGTATCTATTGTAATAATCTGATACACTGAACTTATTAACAACAAACGCTTGAAATATAGCAGGAGAAAATATGGAAACATTTAAAATATATCAAATAAAAATCTCAGACGAGATACATAACTTTGCTAATAGCAAAGAAGGTGGTCACGATAACACTTCAAAAAAATATCCCCTTTACGAAGCGTATCTAGATAGGTACCAAGGGTATGAAGCATGGGATGATTCTAAATTCAAATATTACTCAAAGGTGGTACAAGTGAAAGTTGATGGCGGTCTTGTCTTAGATGGCAAACCTTGGAGACTTGAGAATCTTGAAGATGTATTTAGGGTTCTCAATCATGGTTTTTATGACGAAGAAAATCAAACTGACTGCGTGTATAAATATCATGTTACTGACTATGGTCAAAGAACATTTATTGATAAAGAAGGCAAGACTCATATCTATGCAGACTTTGCTTCATTAAGTGTAGGAGATATTGTAGAAAATCCAAACGGAGACTTTTTCTTAGTAGATGAGATAGGATTCAAACAAATATTAAAAGAGTCAAATAAAATTAAGGAGGTGTCTTAATGTCTGGAGCACACATGAAAACAGTTTGCCCTGAATGCGGCAGTGAAGAAGCAGATTCATTCTGGTGTAGCGAGAATGGTAATAATCTTTCTTGCGATGAATGCGGCTATGATTCTGGTTGGGAAAAAAGCATCCTTGATAAAACAGAAAATTATCTTAAAAAACTATCTCATGCTGAATTAGTTTTTATACAGAGTTTTGTTTTTGATCTGATTGAATACAAATACGAACAAGAAAAAAAGGAGGTAACACAAAAGTCTTACTGAGGAGGATTTAATATCCGAAAACTCAGGCAATTATGTTTCGATTTTGCCTGAGTTCTAAGACAAACTAAACGCTTGAAATATAGCAGGAGAAAATATGAAAACAATTAAACTTACAGATGATCAAATAGATGTGATTGTTTATGCACTTGAATATATGGGTACTGAATGGTCAGCTACTGCAAGACAGTTCAAAAATCCTAACAGTGAGGAATCTGTCTATATGGAAGATTGGCAAAAAAAAGAAATTAGAAAGCAAGTCAGAGTTGCTAGAAACATTATGCCAAAACTAGGTTATAGCAAAAACAATTTTTAAAAGGAGAAAATATGAAAAAATATATTAGAAAATTTTCATTTCAAGAATGTACCATTCTACAAATGTTGGTTGAATACGCATACGCAAAGGAAGTAGACAATCATTTGCTTACTTATTGGAATCCAGATCAAATAAATGAAATTGCTTTTTGGAAAGATATAAAATTTGCTGAAGAAATATGCCATG